TCTCTCTTTTATACGCTCATATCCAGGAGTATCATCGTATTCTTTAACATGTCCACTCTCTGTTTCATATACATTATTATATGGATAGACTGGAGCATATGCACTAGCTGGTTCATATGTACCTTTAGGGTCTACTGATTCTATACCATCAGTGCCTTTTACTCTTATATTATTATCATCTGTTCCATCAGTTTTTGTGGGTATAGTACCTATAACTAAAAATTCTTGCATAGCTCTATCCATGCACATACCTGCTACTAATGTACCAACTAATAAATTAACAGAATGTCCTATACCATCTTTGGCTGGAGTATTTCCACCCATGATTACCATACTCCATGGAAGATCTTTTGTTTCTATATTATCGTGAAGACCATACACGTTAACCTTTACTCTGCCAAGTTGTTCAGGATCATTAACATCAACAACTGTTCCAAATTTAATTGTGCTATATGCCATTATTCTCTCACTAGTCCTAAAGATTGATAATAATTATATTCTCCGCTTTTTTGTGTAAAATCATGTTGTATATGTTTAACTAACCATTTGCCATCATGACGAAGAGTACCTTGTTCTATATTACTACTTAGTTCACACTCAACAGTCATTCCAACTCCTAAACCTGGTAATGCTGCCATTTTAGATACATTCATCATAGTATTAAATACTCGTACTGTAGTATTAATAATTGTCCCTGAAGAAACATCACCTCTATTTGCTAATATACTTTTTACATTATTATCATATAATTTATCACTTAGCTTATATTTTGTTTTAGGTACTGATGTTACTTCTTTTGTAGTATTCTCTGTCTTTTGTGTTTTATCTAAATTAATTTCATTAATTGCTTCACCGAATAATCCGTCTTCTATTTTTTGAACTAAATCCATACTATATTCTTTCATTACAAAATCTTCAGCTGTTCCTAAAATTGCCATAGGATTTATTTGAACTTCTCTCATATCTGAAATACTTTGTTTAATAGAAACTGCTATTCCTTGATTATTAATAAATGCATTATCAATCATATCATATAAAGAAGTTAATCGCACAGTATTTTCATCAACTAATCTTTCATACATAAATAGTCCGGACTGATCTATGCAATATGCATTTGCTACAAGAGTCTTAAAGCAATCTTTTGCAGGAATATTTGGTGCGATATATTTACCGCTCGTTGCTGTTTTTGAATCAACAGCCATTGTATTTTCATTTGCACTTACATCTGAAAATATTTTAGCAATGATTTCAGCCGTTGTTCCACTGTATACTGAATTTACAGTATTAGCAAAGTTAGGTACGTGTATGGATTTTAAATGAATAGTGTAATTCTTTTTTTCTGCATCTAATTTCATATCAGTTATTCCATCCATATAAAAGCTTGCCGTATAATCTTGACTTAAATATGAAAAACTGATATCAACAGGAGCTAATTCTGTACCTATAAAATTATCAAAGAAGTTCGTTGAATCTTGAACAGCAATCTGTCCTTGCATCATACCAAATATACTTTCATACAAAGTTAATCCATTAACAAATCCACTAATGTCTACTTTACGTACTTCAATTTTTATACTATCTAGGTTAAGCATTTTGCATTACTTTAATAAACTGATTAACTACCACTGTCATGTGTTCAGGTTTAATTACTTTAACATCTCTGTTTTGTTCAGTGACAGCTGACTCATAATCAATATATGTATATGGTGATGTTCCAGCAGAACGTTTTACCCATGCTCCAGTAGAATTATTCACATGATGATGAGGTGCATAAGCCTGGCTCTTAATAAAATTACATGCGGCTGAATCAGAAGAATCACCGCCTTGTATAGTTTCACCAGTCACTGTAAATGTGCCTGATGTTTTTTCTATAACAATATAACCCATATTAACATGAATTTCTTTTACGATGCCTGTTGCACCGCTTACACCACCAGTAACTGTCTCACCGATTATAAATTTATTATTAAGATCTGTGTCAGTATCACCAGCAAGGTATTGATATTTATTTGTACAGTATTCTACTAACTGACTAGAAGACATCGGCCAGTCATCCCATATATTTTTAATTTGTGGATTAAGTAATAGAAATGTCCAATGATATTGATCAGTATTATATAAACGTTGGCTTAAATGATCTGGTCTTTCACCATCTATAATTTTTATTGTTTGATAATAGCCAGCATTATTAAGTAGCGCATCAGATATCTTTGCCTTTGCAGATAAATTTTTTATTAAATCTAAATTACCAGATCCATCTATATCTATTGAAACACTTCCTATATTTTTAAAATACATATTTAATACCCCGCCTTAACATCATCTCTGTATAATGGACTAAGTTCTTTAAGTGTTACTGTTAATCCAATTTCTACTGGTGAATTATTTTTTCTAAAAAATGAAGAATTATTTGGATTATATGTAACACCAACATTCTCTACAACAACAGGAGGTAATTGAATCATGTCTTTTGACCCATGAAATGATACTACACAATGGTCAGGAACAGTAATTGTAACCGAATTATTTTTTGTGGCGTGCATAGATTCTCTAAAGAATTTAATTAATCCTGCTGCTTGTTTTGATTCTTGTTCTGAATCAGGTAGTATAGTCCAATTAAAAGAAAATGATCTTAATGGTGTTGCAGCGTACGCTGCAAATTCGTTTTTATTTAATAGAGCGCCAGTAGATCTTTGCATTTCAGTTGCAATAATATCACCAACACCATAACCAGCTAAAGCACCTAACATCGCACCGCCCTTTACTTTACCTGCCGCTGCACCATATACCGAGATTGCTTGTGTACTGGCTAACACCGCTTTATTATTAAAAGCATCTGCACCACCGCCACTTATCATTTCATTTAAGCCTGCAGCAAATTGTCTTGTGTCCTCGTTATATGTTACACCATCAGATATTTCAATTCCAGTTGGCATATATAAACAAATAGAACCTGTATATGTTCTTCTTACTGGAGTTGTATAAGCTTCGATTAATCCTTTTGAATCTTCAAGTGCTTTGCCATTAACAAGACTGTTATTTACTACTGCGGCATTTGCACCACCGGCAGAAGCCATAATTGCATTTTCTCTGTTTGTTCCACGACCGACAGTATTATCTTGGTTCAAAATGCCAGCTGCAGTTCCTATTACTGCAGCTGAGTTACTTTTAAGAAATCCCGCAGTCCAATTAAATCCTTTTTTACCTTGTTGTGCAAAAGTTGAATTATTCTTATTCGGAGTACCATCAACTTTCATAAACTCAAACATCATATAGGGTTCATTTGTCATTTGAGAAATATTATCCATACGCCTTTTAGCATACTCACTAGTTTCATGACTATTAAAGTTTATATCATCTTGATAGGTATCACTACCAACTGTCGATGGATATTTCCAAGCTTGGAAAGAAAATCCTCTAGCTTTGTCAGCTTTTTCCCTACCAACTTGGTGTCTGTGATCTTCTGCTGGATCTATACTTCCATCTGCCATAATTGTTCCTTGTGTTCGTTATATAGTTATTTATAACGATTTGTATAAATAGTTGTATGAAAAAAACATATTCTGGATCATGGAAACCTAAGAACCTTGCTAAGTATAAAGGTGATCCAAACAAAATACATTATAGATCATTATGGGAACGCAATGCATTTAGGTATATGGACGATGCAAGTTGGGTGAAGTGGTGGAATTCAGAAGAAACTGTTATAGGTTATATATGTGCAACTGATAATAAGCCACATAGATACTTTGTTGATCTTACCATTCGAACGAATACAGGTCGTACCCTCTTAGTTGAAATCAAGCCATCATCACAAACACAGCCACCTAAACGTAAAAAGCTTAATGAGGCTTTAACCTATATGAAGAATACATCTAAATGGAAGTATGCTCAGAAGTTTTGTGATGATCGTGGTTATGAGTTTCAGATATGGACTGAGAAAGAACTTGAAGCCATGGGTATCAAAACTATGACAATGAGATTCAAAGCAAGCAAAACAAAGACTGGCAAAAGAATATGGAAATCACTTAAGAAAAGAGTATAAATATAGTTATGATTAAAGAAGATAAAGGGATTTAATGGCTAGTTTATTCGACAAGTTAGAATCAGAAGCATTCCGTAAAGGATTACAGGCTCGTAGTAAAGAAGCTGAAGCATGGTTTGCTAAGAACGTAAAGAAGCTTGGTAAGTTAGGACCTAATGTTTTAAAAGATGATAGGCTAAAAAAGACAAAGATTAGGGCTGGTGATATGGTGATGTATACCTATGATCCAAAACTTAAAAAAACTTTGCCTTACTATGATACATTTCCATTAGCTATTATTGTAGGTAAAGCGCCAGGTGGATTTCATGCATTAAACTTGCATTATCTACCGCCTAAAGTTCGTGCTATCTTCTTAGATAAATTAAATGATGTAACGAATAATCAGAAGTTTGATGATTCAACTAAATTTAAACTTACATATAAATTGTTAAAGGCTACTGCAAACTATAAATATTTTGCACCATGCTACAAACATTATTTGACACCTAATGTAACATCAAATGTTATGAAGGTTAATTCATCAGAATGGAACATAGCAATATTTTTACAGACAGCTGCGTTTAGGAAGAAGAGCCAAAGATATGTTTGGGGTCAATCAAGGAGAAAATACTAATGGCATTACCGGTAAGTATCGATACAATGAAGTCTACAATTAATCGTAGAGGTGGTTTAGCACGTGGAAATAGATATGCAGTTTATATATCTCATCCATCAAAGTCTATAAACAGTTTATTAGGATATAACCCTGCAACTCTCTTGAGCAATTTGATCTCAGGCGATGGAGTAAATATAGCAGACTTTATACAAGATCCACGTGATATGTTTTTATTATGTCAAACAGCAATGATGCCAGGCAAACGTATACTCACAACTGAAGCTATGCATAACCATCACATGTCTAAAAAACCTTATTCCGCTGCAACAGATGAAGTTACTATGTCATTCTTATTAACGAATGATTACTATATTAAAAAGTATTTTGATATGTGGCAAGAAATGATTATTGATACATCAGGTAGACACTATAAAGCATTTTATAAAGAAGACTATTGTACTGATATAATCATACAACAATTGTCTTCATCAAATGATGTTATTCCAGGATATACAGTTAAACTTGAGAAAGCATATCCGATTACAGTAAGTCAAGTTGATTTATCTGAAGGATCAGATGGAATGATGGAATTAAGTGTTACATTTGAATATGACAATTTTAAAAGTATAGGATTGATAGATGGATTTGAAGATGTAGCAAATAAGATGTTACAGATAGGAGCGAATACGTTAGACCAATTTAAACGTATAATTTAATTATAACAATGGAGATATAATGATATGTTGCCAATTATAGCAACCCCAAAGTATGATATGATTGTACCCTCAACAGGGCAAAGTATTACATACAGACCATATGTGGTCAAAGAAGAGAAGATTTTATTAATTGCATTAGAATCTGAAAACGAAACAGCAATTGAAAGAGCTGTGGCTGATATTATCAAGGCTTGTGTAGAAACAGCTATTGATATAAAGTCATTCACAATGTTTGATATCGAATATATGTTTACTACTTTACGTAGTAAATCTGTAGGTGAAGGTATTGAAGTTCAACTGCCATGTTTGAATGATGAGTGTGAAGCAAACCAAAAAATTAAAGTTGATTTAGATAGTGTTTATGTAGCTAATTTAGATACTGCTGCAGATATGCATCTAAAAATAAATGATGAGATTAGTGTTGATTTAAAATATCTTGGTTATTCAGATAGTTTAACTCAGGCTCAAAGAGCTACTGAGACTGAAGCTGCTATTAATATGGTAGCAAAAACAATTGAGACAATTTATAGTGGTGAAGAAACATATGCAACTAAAGATGCACCGTTTAAAGAAGTAGTGAGGTTTGTTGAAAGTTTAAATAATGATCAGTTTGCTAAGGTCATAAACTTTATGACAGACTCGCCAGTATTAACTTATGATCTTGATTATAAGTGTAGTGCATGTGGACATCAAAATGTTAGACAGCTGAAAGGATTGACAGATTTTTTTTCATAGCCCTTTCACATGATAACGTAGCAAATCAGTTAAAAACTAATTTTGCTTTAATGGTCCATCATAATTTTAGTTTGGCTGATTTAGAAAATATGTTACCATGGGAAAGGGAATTATATTTAGTTCTCATGAAGGAACATATTGAAGAAGAAAATAGAAAAAATAAGGAACGACAAGCAAAAATGGGATAAAAACTTATGGCAAAGAAAACACAAGAAAGTTTATTAGGTGAAGTAGTACAACTTCTGCGAAAGCAGAATCAACTAAGTACGCGCGATAGACTGAAAGAAGCTGAAGAAGCCAAACGTCAAGAAAAACAAGATCAAGCTATATTAGATCCAAACTCTAATAATGTTACTGGTGCAGATGTATTAAATGACGGAGTAGACTTTAAACGAAGATTCAAAGCTAATATTGCTGGTAAAACTACTTGGGAAGCAAAAAAGAAACCAGCTGAGAATGCCAAAAAGAAAGTCCAAAGTGTAATTAAACACTCTACATTTATGACAAGACGTTTGGTTGAGATATCAAATAAGATGATGTACCGAATCAATGTTGAGAATACCAACAGGGATCTCAATGAATTTAAATATAAAAAATCAAGAGATCAAGCGCAAGACCAGAGTGATGAGGAATACCGTAGAGAGCACGGCGGTGAGTTTTTTGATTTCAGTAAGAAATTTAGAAAAATGATTGCTGGGTTTTTATCTCCTAGAGAATTAGCACGACAAAAGAAAAGAGAAGAGTGGTCAATTATTAAACAAAACTGGTTTAAGTATGGCATGGTGCCATTAATCACAGCATTAACTGCATCAATTGTTTTAGCATATAATGGTATGCATTTATGGCATACAAAAGCACTTACTGCATTAGCTTCTGTAAAAGCTTGGGCAGTAACTACTATTGGAGCATGGTTAAAGGGTGGAAAGATTGCTGCTGCATATGTAAAACTTAAAACTTCTATATACGCATGGTTTGGTTATGACAAACACGGTAAGCCAATGTATAAGAAAGTTGATGGCCAGTGGAAAACATTTTCATGGGCTGGACTTAGCGAAAGTGTAAGAACTAGATTAGCTGACTTAAGACTGAAAGCATATAATTCTATGGGATTAGGTGAAGATGGTAAAAAGGTTGTGAAGAAATATACTGGCGGACCTCGTGCATCAATACCTGTTAGAGCGGCATGGACAAGTGTTGGTTTTATTGGTTTAGTAACACGAAGAATTGGAAAAATATTAAGTCCGCTAGTTAAGGTTAGTGGTGGTATAGCCAAATTCACAGCAAAACCAATATATAAAAGTATTGCAGCTACTCTTAAAACATTTTCCCAGCTGGGTGCTGTGAAATTTATAGGTAGATTGCTCTGGCCAATCGCTGCTATATTCTCAATATTTGAAGGATTCAAAGCAGGTAAAGCTGAAGCAGGTAAAGAAGATGCTAAATGGTATACGATACTAGGTGAAGCCGGTGGTGGTGCTATCGGTTATCTTGTCGGTGGTTTAGCAGATGCTATTAAGGGATTAGCAGTATGGGGTATTACAAAATTGTTCGGTTTTAAAACAGACAAAGATGGTAATATTTTACCAAATCAAGGCCTTGGTGGTGATGCTCTTCAAGCAATAAAAAAATTCAGTTTTGCGGACTTAGTAGCAAAAATTGTTGCATTCCCTTTCCATGCGCTTTCTGCTATATCAGATTTCATTGGAGAATTATTTAGTGATCCTTTAGGTATGGCTGGTGATGCATGGGATTGGGTTGTAGGTATACCTGCTAGATTTTTAGATATGATAAAAGGCTTTGTGCCAGATATAGGTATAGAATTACCTGAATGGTTAGGCGGTGGTTCATGGAATCTTCGAGAAGCTCTTGGAATTGATGCAGAGGCAATGACTGCTGCGGCTGGTCCTGATCCTATTAAGCATCACGTGACTAATCCGTTTACTGGTAAGAAATGGACTAAAGGTGAAAGACAGGACATGACCTCCGCGCTTGGCGAAAACTGGCGAACAGAAAATCAAGAAGGATTCTTAAAAATGATGTATGACTTTACTAGAGAACAAAATGCTAGAGGTCATTATGGTGGAAGCGGAACTGGTAATCGTATTACTTACCTGAATACGATTCATCAATATAAAGATGAAGGTTATGGTGACTATATTAAGGCTACACGATTAGAAGCCACAATGTAAAAAAGGGGACTTTCGTCCCCTTATTAATTAACTTGGAATAATCTTATATTTATTCTTAAGATCTTTTTTTAGTTCTTTACAAATATTTCTTATAGGTAAATATTGACCAGATTGTTCCTTAGTCATTAATGAAACTACTATCTTAGCAAATTCATAAGCATGCTGTCTATTTGTCCAAAATGCTGCATGAGTATTAAACTCATTTGCGTGATTAGGATAATCATAAACTCTCCACGAGATTCTTGTTTTACCTTTACCTTTACCCTTTAGTTCAGGATATAAGCAAAACGATTGTCCAGTGGCAACGCTTGTATAAACATTAGATGAAGTATTTTGACAAACAATAGTATCTTGTAACATTATGCTTCAGCTGCTAGTTTAGCAAAATAACTCATAGTGTCATCATTGTCCGAATCCGCTCTTGCGATTGGATCTGCTGCAGTTGCAACAGGATCAGACATTGCAGGTGCGTCATTAAATGGAGCATCAT